GATTAACAACCCGGCAGACTTGCTCTGCCATAGCCGCTGCGTCGGATGATATGCAATACGCTGTGCTGACAGAATTCAGCCATCCTCAACACGAGCATATACCTAGTCTCCAGCGGCTATGGGAGCACAAGATGCTCTAAAAAGGAGAAAACACCGTGGCAAAGTTTTTGTACAAACTTACCGATGAGTTTGGTAGCACCAAAAACAATACTCACTGGAGCGAAGGAATTAAGCATGAGATTGCAAAAGAGCTAAGAGATAGTACTAAACCTCTATGTTCAAAGCATTACCTTCATGCTTACGAAAATCCACTTGTAGCTGTGTTTATGAATAACCGCCACGCAAAATTTTCTAAGCCTCGTCTATGGTTAGCTACAGGATGGGTAAGCAAAAGAGACGGTCAACTAAAGTGTGGCTGTTTCTCTCTCAAGATAATCAAAGAAATCCAACTTCCAAAACTTACAGTAGCTCAGAGAGTGAGAACAGCTATTTACTGCGCTCTTTCTCACCCAGTCTCGAACAATTTTCATACTTGGGCAGTTGATTGGCTAAGTGGGAAAGATCGAACAAGAGCTGCTGCTGCTTATGCTGCTGCTTATGATGCTGCTGCTGCTTATGCTGCTGCTGCTGCTGATGCTGCTGCTTATGCTGCTGCTGATGCTGCTGCTTATGCTACTGCTTCTGCTGCTTCTGCTGCTTATGCTGCTTATGCTGCTTATGCTCCTATTAACCTTATCGAAATTATCAAACGCTCTATCAAAGAAGAGGTGGCTTTATGAAAGACGAATGGTATCTCAAGCATGAAAGATTCATCTATCGTGCAGGCTTCACAGTTATGATTATAGCTGTGTTTATGCTTGTAGCGTGGTAACATTCTCACCGGCGACCTTGTCGCCACGGGAGGTAAAACAAATGAGATTCAACGATACATGGTCTTGGTTGATTGCTATAGGCTTAGCTGTAGTGGGATTCACTATCGGCTATGTCTTTGGATAGTTTAACGTAGCATAACTCACAGATGTTGTCGGAGGTAAAACACATGCAAGCAATTGATGATATATCCACAATCACAGAAGAAAACGAATCTTCTGCTGGACTCTTCTCTCCTACAGGTAAAGCTGCACATACAGCATATGTAACCTGTGCGAGCCGACGCCGACCAATGGATACGTCTGAGTATGCTCAAGCACACGGCACACTCCATCGTCTCGGTTCAAAAACCTCAAAGCGTGCGCGCAAGCAAGCAGCGCAAGCAGCATAGTAATAAGAGAACTTCGGTTCTCCAGAGCACATCTAGCCTGTTATAACAAGTGGTAATAAGTCTCTTCTTCGCGAGCTGTTATAACGACATCCACGTAGATGTGCTCTGGAGAGCTAAAGGCTCTAAAAGGAGAATCACAATGTATGTAATCACAGAAGAAGGAAGAATTTACGAAGGTCTAGCTCTCACTCCTGAGGAAGCTAAAATTTTCGAGGAGTTAGGAGAGAGTGGAGAATTCAGCGCTCATACTAGCGGCTATATCTCTCAGAGTGATAGTCGTAAACTAGCCGCTTACCTATGCTCAAACTTCATTCTTGTGCGTAGAAAAACGCTTGTACAAGAACCTGAGATGGACTCAATAGAGCCTGATTTTATACCTGAGTCTTACTCTTACGATGAGCTAACTGCCAAAGACTCTACAATCGCTGAAAACTTCCCCGGCATTGCCGGTGCCTGAGTTTCATAGAAGCGTAGCAGAGGCATTATAAGAAATAACTTCTTACTCTCCTCTGCTACGCTATACATGAACCTTATTTCTGTAGGGTGCAGTGGCGTACAAGCTCTATAACTCTTCTACCAGTTATAGTTATAGAGTTTGCTGAGCAGCATAGCAAACTAACCTTCTTTGCTATAATGCTCCTGCACCCTACAGAGCTAAGGCTCTAAAAGGAGAATGTGACATGAGAAAATTGAAAGCAAGAGAAAAACTGCCGCTAAGTGTGATTCCAGACGAGTTGCAGAGCAGACTTGTTCTTGATCTTGTCTATGCAAATGACAACGCTTTTGGAGATTCTGAGATCATCGAAATTGTGGATGATTTTATTGATAAAGTTCGCAAAATTGTGCGATTGCGAAAGTGCTGAAAACGCGCTAAATAGCTTGAAAATCAGCTCTTTAGCCCTTGACAACCGACGCCGAAAGGCGTATCATTTGAGAATAGGAGAGCATAACATGGCAGATGTAGTAGTTAAATCGCTACCAGTAAAAACGAATTCAGAGCCTACGTTTCCTCAGCAAATTGAGGTCACATTCACACTCAAGCTCACCGTAAACGATCAAAAAGAGCGTGACTCCTGGCTTGTGCCAGGAACAACCAGTGCAGCTCTGGACGCTATTGCTGATGTTATGGACATTTTTTGCTGCAACACAGAATTTCTTATTGAATATGTGAACAATCTCACTTATGCACAGATTCAGAAAGCTCTGTCAGATCGCGAAGTCTAACGTAATAAGTGGGATGCGCATACTTTACCACGCATACAATCTCATACGAAAGGAGAAACTCTAATGTACGAACTCAAAGAGGAAGACAAAGCTAAAGATGAGAGTCTTCGTGTTAAGTATAACGAAGCTCACGAAAACAAAGACAAAAAACTAGCCGAAGCTCTGCTTCGTGAAAGACTCAAGCTAATTGGTTTAGCTTGAGTCTAAATCTCACACACTATAGATGTGAGGTGTATTCTTTAGGACAGAGTCTGGAAAGAGACTCTTGGTCCCCATGAACACGACAGGCAGCGAAGAAATGTGATAGAACCTCTTTCTTCTCGGACATCCTGCTCCTCTGAGTCATGTGGTCATTCTCCTCTCTTCCACTCTGTCCTAAAGAGTACATGAGCCAAGGCTCTACTCTAACTCTCCTTTAATGGAGAATATGTCTTACCAAAGGAGTACTACAAATGACAGATGTAAACGTAACGGAGCAGGCGGGTGCGCTGACTCAGGAAAAGCTCACCTATCGCAAGTTTGTCAAGCTCGGAACCGATGCCGACGGCAAGACTACCATCGAGAAGAAGGCTGTAAAATCTGAGTCCGACAAAAAGGAGTCTGATAAACTGGACGATGGCACGCCTAATCCTCACGCTGGCGTTGCAGTGTCATGGACTGGGCCTGCTAAGGAAGGTCTTACGCTCTTCAACGAGAATGAGTTTATCCGCTATCAGGTCAAGTCTTGGGCTGGCGCGGAAACGCTGATTCCCGATGAAGCACAACGTGTCTACATCTTCCAGTATGGTCTCAATGCAATCCAAACTGCCCGCGCTATCGGTTTTATGGATGAGGTCAAGGAAGAAGCCGGCGAGCCGACTCCTGTACATGACGGCGAGACTATTGATCTCGCTGCTGCCATCAATGAGCCTCCCACTCGGAAGTCTACCTCTGACATTGACAAGCTCATCAAGCAGCTCAATGCTATGGGTGTTCCGGCGGATAAGCAGGCGGATTTCTTGGCGCTGTTGCTGGCTACGCAGACCGAAGCTCCGGCTGAAGCTGCGGAGTAAGAATAGGATTGTAGCACTTTGCTGAAATACAGCATACGGAGTAATGTTTACAACGGGGCATTACTCCGTAGCTTTTTATAAGAGTAGCAGTATGAGCATCCTGTGAACCGCGCGGTAAGCAGGTGGACATACGTTTAGATAGCTTCTGGTTTAGCGGCCAGATGGTCTAAAAGATTGTTGGTTCGACTCCAATCTACTCTCACTACGGTCCCACAGACAAGCCTTTTCGGTGGCGGGACTATAAGTAAACGTAGCGATACTACGTTGAAACTAATTGTCTACTCGGCCATTACTATGGCCACAAGCAGAGTGGGAGGTTGAGCTAATAGCACCGTAGATGAAACAAGCTACGTTTCGCCCAAAGCTATCCTCCCACTCTTCACAAGTAGGGCGAGTATCTACAGGGTGAAGCCTGGATGCAGATTGAGAAGCTCAGTTCTCAGCTCGCTCTATAACCTAACCACCACTCACATTCTTAGCAGCGTCGCTGCGGGAAGGTTACAGGGTACGTGTATGTATGTGTACTACGAACACCACAAAGACGCCTCTGGCAAAATTGTGCTCACAGAGCTAGTTCTCTCTTCTTGGAAAGACGGAAGACTTGGGATTAACTTTGGTAGCAAGATAGAGAGTATGATCTTTGAGATTTGTAAACTCGCTCTCAAGTACGCTCCAGTGGCACAGAGAAGCTATGAGCCAGCTACAAATGTTTGGAGCTACTTTGACGAGTGGGGTCAATTCACTCTCATGCGTTTAGTTTCTGTCACGGATTCCATTGCACAAAAAGTCACACTCATTGAGGTTCAAGATTTAGCAGCACAGGCTGTGAATAAGCGAATTGATCTCTCTGGTAAGCGTGTGCGACCGGAAGATTTCTTCTATAACTACGGCAAACCCGTAGCACAAGCTGTGATGACAAAAGAGACTCTGGAGCAAAAGCTGAAGCAGCTTCTAGGTGATACGATTGACAAATCCGCCTATCGCCGTGCTGCGTTGAAGTATCATCCTGATCGTAACAACGGCGACGGTACAAAGATGAGTGAGCTTAACATGCTTTGGAGTGTGTACAATGGATAGTTCACCGATTTATCGTTTGATGAAAGTTCTCGAAAGAACTGACCTTGAGGCAAATGCTGCGCTCATGCAATGGACTAGAGATGTACTCTTTCGCGATGAGCGTAAGCTTCTCTTGCGAGAGATTAAGCATCTTCAAGGTGATTCAGATTTACTTAGTCGTTACCGTTTTCCTGATACAACAGGACAGTGAGGAGGAATAACAATGCCTGAACTTGAAGATGGATTCTATGAACCAACTCCAAGAAATAGAATGGTAATAGTGCCGATAGCTTTAAGCAACGCGATATATAAAGCTATCGACGAACAATTGGCTATTTACCCAGAAGCGATGGCAGATAGAGAAGTGTTTTATGACAATCTGCTTTGCTTCTATGATGATAATGGTTATGTACCAGAGTTTGTTCTAGCAAGGAAAGATGGTTAAGGAGAACTAGCAATGGGTTTCAGCATTCAAAATCCTAAAAACGCCGTGGACGCCAAGCGAGCAGCTATCGAAGCTCGTAAGGCATCCACGGCTCCAGCAGGGACGAATCCTAGTGCAATCGTGCGCTATATTCCACCCGGCGAGTGTCCAGATCGGAATCGTATTGTGTTTGATGATTCCGGTTCTATGGGCGGGCATATTGAGGATGCGAAACGTGGGATGATCGAATACCTGCGGAATTGTATTCTCAATCAAACCTCTGTAGCGATTCATTTTATGAACTCTACAGCGTGTGATACACAGCTTGAGAGTAATCTCTTGAAGCTCGCTGCGGATATTCGTGAGATGAATCTACGGAGTGGTGGAACACCATTCTTTAACACTCTCAAGAAAGCTCTTGAAGCTACGCCCACGCTGACTCGGCTGATCGCTTTTACTGATGGCTCGCCGACGGATATGCTGAGCGCGGAAGAATCTACTGAAATGTTCTTTAGCTGGGACACAAGTTCTGCTTGGACCTCCAGCGCCGATGTTATTATTAAGATTGCTTCATCCACTGGCGTTGGTATTCCAATTGACACTGTATATTTTGGCGAAGGCAACGAAGACAGACGAGAGATTGTGCTTCTAAAGTACCTCTCCTCCAAAACAGGCGGCTACTTTCTGCACTTCGATCCTGCTAAGGTAAACTTCGCGCAAGCGTTCAAGTATCTTGCGCCGGTCAATCGCTTGATGCTTGCATCTGCTAGTTTCAGAGCACAAGTAGAAAGCGGAGCACAGAAATGATGCTTCCCTCAGAAGCAGCACAAAAACAATCCGAACTCCTAGCACAATACAGCCCACTCATTCAGCATCAGGTCACGACGCTGACGAGAAAGCTCTTTGTCCTAGGTTTCGGCGCACTCTTCTCCCGTATGGTAGAAGGTCCAGTAGTACGAATCTTCTACTTTAAACCTCTAGGAGAACCTAAGTTCTCCAGCATCCTCAACAAAGAAGAAGAATTTGCCGGCTCTCTCGCTGTAGAATCTGTTCGTGTAGAACGCGCTCTCGGCGAAGTTGCTATCTCTGTTCCGCGTGCAGACCGTCAAACCATACAGTTTGATGCTTGTCTGCATAAAATGATGACCTCGGAGCTTACTCGTGGAATGGCGCTGCCTCTGTTGCTAGGCCAGTCCACCATAGGAGAACATCTCTATGCTGATCTTGCTCAACAGCCGCATTTACTGGTTGCGGGAGCTACTAACTCAGGGAAAAGCGTATTCACCGCGCAGCTTATTTGCTCGCTTTCTCTGTTTCGCGCTCCAGAAGAGCTTGAGTTTATCCTTGTGGATACTAAGAATCTTGATCTCGTATTGTTCAAGGGACTTGAGCACGTTAAATATGTACTCAACAACATTTCTGACCTCAGAGCCGCACTTACGGTTCTGCTTGAGGATGTTAGACTACGAAACGCTCAAATGAGTGGGTTGGCGAGGAATATTGGAGAGTGGAATCAGCTTTATAAAGATTGTGGTTATCTGGAGGAGACATCTCCTGAGAAACTACGCTCTGTTCAGATGATGAAGTACAAAATCCTCATCATCGACGAGCTTGCGGATGTGCTAGATCAGGATAACGCTTTTCTAGCAATGATCGAGCGTAAGATGCGTCCACCGTCAATACACTCACTCTTGAAAACAATCGCACAAATCTCCAGGGCCGCTGGAGTACATTTGATTCTTGCTACTCAACGGCCTTCAGTCAAAGTAATCTCCGGGGATATTAAAGCAAACTTTCCTGCTAGAGTATCCTTCAAACTCCCCTCAAGTATGGATTCTCGTGTCATACTTGATGAAACCGGTGCTGAGAATCTACTTGGCATGGGCGATTACCTGTACAAAATAGCAGGTTCCGACACCGTTAAGCGAGCGCACAGCGCGTTCGTTTCGATCAACGATATTGCTAACATTCTCGCACAGAACGAGAACATAAGGAGACAGTATGCAAACGCCAGTAGTGAAATGTAAACACTGCAACAGACCGATAACACGTAATGTGCTTGATACTGGTGAATGGATTCACAAAAAGACCAGGAGTGTGCCAGCGATGTATTACTCCTGTTCTATGTACTCCAGAATAAAGTCAGAACGTAAAACAGGTTCACCACACGCAGAACCAAAGGAGCTGACCGATGACACAATTCAGAGCTGAAGCAGACCGTCTAATGGAACAGCAGCACGGCTTCAACACGTCACAAGGTAACTTTCACGAAGATGTCGAGGACGACGAAGAATTTCTCGAAGATTGTCCTATCTGCGATACAGAAGAATCAATCAACGGAAGTGGTCGCTGTTCATATTGCGGCTATAGGAGGTACTGAATGAAATACTACTACGACGGCTACTGGGGCGCTTTCTTCAAACGCTCCGTTGAGGCAGGCACCGGACCTGCTACGCTCGACAACTCAGTAAAACCTGCGGACCTAGAGCTTATCGGCTTTGGCTACAGTGGCCATCCCTCTATCCTCAACGACATTCACTCACGCAACCTTGTAGACCAAGGTCCAATTCCAGCAGGAACGTACACATTCTCAGGTCCATTTACTGACCCTAAACGCGGTCCACAGTGTTGGCGGCTCGAACCTGCGCCCACGAATCGTATGTTTGGTCGGTGCGCGTTTATGAATCACGGCGACACAGCAGCAATGTCTCACAGTGCCTCAGACGGTTGTATCATCAGCCCACACTGGGTAAGAAACTTGTGGACTGACGGTGATACGTTGGAGGTGCTGTAAGTACACTCACACTAGCTCACTCGGTAGGCGGCTCCCGATTCTTGGAGGCCGCCTTCCATTTTCGGGATTCGGGGCTAAGTCGTTGAAAATAAAGGTGCATACGGCCTTTTTTTGCCTCTTGACTGCGTGTTTACAGGCGCGTATGATGAAAGACATGGCAACCCGAACCGAACCGACCGTAGCGATGACCGCTCGCATATTCGTAGCACAAAACAATGCGCTTAAAGTAGATTACCCGCAACTTAGCAAGAGCGCCTTAATGCGTGTTCTGTTGCACTTATTCTTATCTAAACAACTACCTACAAATGTCTACCCTCTAGCTCTGGAGGAAATGGCTAGGGCCGAGCAGGCTCTAAAGAGCAATAAGACCAAACAAGTTTCTGTAGCATAAGCACACAAGGAGAAACCATGTCACCAGACGATCCAGTTTTTGATGAATTGGACGAACTCGCAGTAGAGTCTCCGGCGGAAGAAATCTATGTGCCGACGGATGAGCCGGAAGAGATCACAGCAGAAGAGGCTTTACACACGGATATTCCAGCGGAGCCAACAGAGATTGAAGAATCCCATCTAACAGTAACCGTATGTGATTGCTGTCTTGAGTTAAATCTCACACATCCAACGTCAGTAATAAGATGTGCTCGATGTGGCCAAGCGTTTTGTTTTCACTTTGCTTCTACGATTGATGCGCAGTATTGTGTGAACTGTCTAAGTGACATTGCGGTGGCTAAGAGCGTTATCACTAAGACATACGAACACAAAAATGCTGAAGGACAGACGGTATTCTACAGACGCAGGGCCAGGGAGATACAGATTAGCGGTCTGGATTGGCTCTTTGCGCAGCGTAAAATTGTAGAATTATCCGATCTTGAGCTTGATCTTAGTATTGAGTATCATCGAAACATTCTGTCGCTGATGTGCACTGAGCAAGAGCAACGTCGTACAGCTAAAATGCACAGGTATGCTGGTATGAAGATTCATCTAACACCTTCAACAACAGATGTGAACCATACTACTACGACAACGGTGAAGAAAACTCGTACAGTGTCAAAGACCAAAGCGCAAGAACAACTAGCGGCGCTGCTCAAGAACATGGCCGCTAAAGGAATGACGATGGATAAGATAGCTGCGATGCTTAAGAAAGCGTAGGAGACACAGTGAAAGAATCACCAGGTGTGAACGTAACTGATGCTGAATTGAAAAAGAACGCAGAGGAATCTCTCAAACTTCTCGGCGACGATCCTGTAAACCACCCCTCACACTATACCTTTGGACGTTTTGAGGTTATAGATGTGCTACAGGATTGGTTTCCAGCAAGTCCACTGCTTTGGCAGGTTGTGAAGTATGTCGCTAGAGCACAACACAAGAGTTGCACACTGCAAGATCTAAAGAAGGCTCAGTTCTATCTCAACAAGCAAATTGCAGAATTGGAGAAGTAAATGAAACCCTCCGGTCAGTTGATTGAGTTTCTCAATCGTACACCACTTCCGTGGGTGCGGTATGATGAGTCGCAACAGAAGTTGATCGTTGTGATAGATAATCATATGCTCAGCACATACCGTAACTGTCCTCAACATTTCTTTTATTCCAACGTACAAGGCTATCAAAAGAAGTCCGGCGTTAAAGAAGGAGAAAAAGAACGTGCGTGGTATTTGGACTTTGGCGTTCTGCTTCACAAAATGCTGGAGATTTACTATCAGGAGTTTAAGAATCCTGACTTTGATGTTACTAAGTGGGCTTCTGTCCGTGCTATGGCCGAATGGCAGGAAATGAACATGGATGTTCACTCGGAGCATAAAGAGTTCAAAGTTATCGGCGGCGCGTTTGGTTTCGCTGGCTTGTTAATGCAGTATGCCTCTGTAATGTCGCCGCTAAACGAGAAGATCAGAGTGCTAGGAACTGAGGTCTCATTCGGTAGAAACGGCGAAGTTCCTCTGTATATTGACGAGGATATTGAAATCTATCTCGCCGGTCGCATGGACCTGATCGTAGACGATGGATATTTCATCTGTCCTATGGACCACAAGACAATGGGCGCTTTTCGCGGCGATCCTGGGATGCAGTTTGAGACAGAGGAAGGTCCGACAGGGTACATTTATGCACTCTCGAAGATTCTTCCGCAGTTTGTACCAGAGGACCAGCTCTTGAAGCGTGATTGCTCGAAGATTCTGATGAACTTAATTCAGAAGAAGCCAGCTTCCACGCCGCAAGAACGGTTCAAGCGTGTGCCGATTAGGAAGACGTCAGAGCAGCTCGAAGCCTATCGTTATAGGATGCTTGCAACTGTACAGCATCTAATTCTCGATACAGAGAGTTTTGCAGCTAGTTTTCCTCTTTGGCGCAACACAACAGCTTGCACGAACTGGCACATGACAACGTGTGCGTTCAGGGATGTGTGCAGACAGAGTTCCAGAGAAGCGGAACAAGCTACTCTCAGCAATGGTTTCCTTAAGTTACCGATATGGGATACCGAGTCTGTTCAACCTACAACATTTTAACAAGCAGGAGAAGGAGTAGCACATGGCAACAACGAAAACATACGAACCTGTAACAAGTCTGCCGAATTTGCAGATTACCAAGTGTCAGCAGATGCTTGCAAATCATATGCAATGCTGGCGAGCAGGAGATTATCTTGTCACAATTACTACTGACACGCCGACAGACGAGAATCCAAAGGCACAGACTGTGGAAACTTATCAGAAGTGTCGCGCTCATGCGTCCAGTGAAATGACACAAGATGCACAAACAACTGCGGATGAAGCGGCTCTGGCGGCAGCGCAAGCTGTTGTAGTGGCAGATACCGCACCCGTAGCAAACGCAGCAATCGTAAAGAAGTAACTCCAAAGGAGCAGGAATCCAATGGCAACAACACCAAATCCCTTCGTTAACATGGCCGGAGTACGCTCTGAGGATATACACGCCGCAGAGCGCCTCAAAATTGCGATCATGGGAGTGCCGAAGAGTGGAAAAAGTTGGCTTGCTGCTACAGCACCGGGACCGATCAGATACTATGACTTTGACGATCGTGCTGAGTCGCTGGAGGGTAAGTCGGGATTGTTTATCAGCAGTCCTCCGAAATTAACCATGCTAACGATAGAATCTGATCTGTCAGTAATGAAAGCGAATAAGGCTAACGGCTTGGCGCTTCCAACAACTATAGTCTTTGATTCCATCACTTACATGGTCAGAGCTATGGAAGAAGAGATTCGCCGACAAGCTAAAACACTCTTCAAGGAAATTAAGGTTGGAAACTCTACCTCAGTCTATAAAGGTAAAGACTGGGATGTTGTAGTGGGAATCCAGAGATACATTGAGTATCTGGTAGCAGAACTTACTACACTTGGAGTCAATTTTATCTTCGTCTTCCATGAAAGAGATGAAAAAGACAATGCTGAGTCTACAAAAGAAGAAACTAAGTACACTGGCAAAGTGATTGTCAGTCCTCAATATCTTCAGAACAGTCTCAGTCTTTTTAACGAGGTTTATCGTATTGTGGTTACAGGTAAGCAAGAGTATAAAGTCACCTGCAAACCAACGTATGATGTGACAGCTTCAACTACGATGCTCCTCGATGCTGAAGAGAAACCGAACATCATGGACATGATTGTGAAGCACAAAAAGAAAAGAGAGGAATTGAACAATGGCAAAAAGTAGGTTGTACACGTATACTATGCACTATCCGAAAAGGCGTGGTATGTACGACATGGACTGGTCTTCACTTCCACCAGACTTCAAATACCAGCCACCAGATTTCAAATACTAAGCAGAAAAGAAAAAGGAGCAGCACACAATGGCATTTCAAATGTCTTATCAGAAAGAAGAACTCTCTGGAGCATTGCCCGTACCAGCAGG